CCTCGGTCGCACAGGCTTTGATCCAGGCGGACGCAATGCGCTGGAGACGCGGATGGCATAATGTGATATCTCTCATAGATTTGTCCTCTTTTCTTTATGATATGAAAAAATATGAAATTTTGTTTTCCGGGGTATCTTGCAAAGAATTTTCGCATATGCTATAATGCCGATAGGCTAAGAGATAGTAGTTGTCCATCACAGGCAACGACAAAACCCCCAAGGATCGCGACTCCTTGGGGGTTTTTATTCCTACTATCGGCTTTCGTCGATTTTCCCCTATTGTTGCGATGTCGCAACGGCAGCCACGCCCCGAACTGCCGCGGGAGATAGTCGGATCGCCTCCTTCTACTCTTCTTTTCCTGACTGCTTAAAAATCTGGTTTACATACGTAGACAATCCCGCCACAAGGACGCCCTGTGTAAGTGCCGTGAAAACTGCCAGCGCGATATCCTGACCACTGCCGCAGGCACAGGTGGCGAACACATAGATGGCACAAATCGCAACGCCAATCAGCCCATTAATGAGTGGGATGTATTTGTCTTTCACTGTCTCACTCTGCTTCAGCCACATCCCAATAAAGTACAGCACTACTGCTACCACAAGTAATTCCGGCTTTACATAATCTTTAATCTGCATACCTTATCCCTCCATCTGCTTTTCCAAATCTGCGATCCGATGGTTTGCCACCCGGATCTGTTTCTGCATCACTGCCTCGGTCTCCTCTAATTTATATGTACGCTCAATTACTGTATGAAAGCAATTATGAATGATGAAGTCATGGAACGACTGATTGATACGCTGATGGAGTTGCAGAAGAAAGAAAGCACCGATCTGCCTCTTTTGAAAAAGTAGCTTGCAGAAACGGAAAAAGGTATTAACAATATGCTCAACTCCATTCAAGCAGGGATTTTTACTCCGTCCACCAAGCAAAGACTGGACGAGTTGGAGGAAACCAAAAGGCAGCTTGAAGTCAGCATTTTGCAGGAGGAAATGCACAAGCCCCTGCTTACAAGAGAACAGATAGCATTTTTCATTTACCGCTTCCGTAAATTTGATGTGACAAAGCGGGAACAGCGGCAAAGACTGATTGACAGTTTTGTAAATGCGGTGTATCTTTATGAGGACAAGATAATTCCTTACTTTTAACTGTAAGAACAGTTCTAAGACCATCACACTGGCGGAGGTTGAGGGTTCGGATTTATCCGCACTCGGTGCTGGTTTGAAAACCTCCGTAAACAATGAATTTGACATTGTTTACGGAGGTTTTTGTTTTATCCCTTCGCTTTCACTTTATCAAACTCTGGGTTAAACGTATAGAAATTACGACTGCTCAGGTGATCCTGTACATTTCTTAAAGCTTCGCCAAACCGCTGAAAATGTACAATCTCCCGCTCGCGCAGAAAACGGATCGGATCGCATACTTCCGGATCTTTGACCACGCGGAGAATATTGTCGTAGGTTGTGCGGGCTTTCTGCTCTGCTGCCATATCCTCATATAAATCCGTGATCGCATCGCCCTTCGACTGGAACTCGCACGCATTGAACGGGATTCCGCCTGCTGCCTGCGGCCAGATTGCCGTGGTGTGGTCGATATAGTATGGTCCGAACCCGGATGACTCGATCTGTGCCGGAGTAAGGTTGCGCGTGAGCTGCTGGACAATGGCGGCAATCATCTCCATATGGGCGAGTTCCTCGGTTCCGATGTCAGTCAGAAGTCCTTTCTGCATCTTATAAGGCATCGTATACCGCTGGGACAGGTAGCGCATAGAGGCTCCGATTTCGCCGTCAGGACCGCCGTAGCGCAGTAACCTATGATATCATTTTTTCTTCGCATTCTTTCTCCATCTGGCAAAATCTTCGCTTGAGAAAATCCTGCTTCCGCCTACCCTGAGACGTTCCAGCTCAATCTCGATCTTCGCCCGTTCATCCGCTCCGGCGGCAATGTACCGCTTTCTGTATTTGCTACTAAACGAACT